TCGCTAGTGATTGTTGCGTGCTTCGATTTAAGAAAATCAATTAATAAAGCATTAAAACCGCTAGCACCCTCTATGTGATTCTTAGCAAGATCGGAAAATATTCGACGAAATAAATATATTTGACAATTCGGAACTTGAAGAGCGTAAGATATAGCAATTAGCCGCATTGCGTGTGATTTTCCACCTCCTGCGGCACCGCCATAAAGTATCTCAGTTGCTTTACTAAAATATAATTCTTGTTGCCGTTTGTGAAGCTTATTTGCCATTCAGTTTATTCATCTGAAACAATTAATTGAAAAGTGGGAACTGTTATAAAATCCGTTTCTTGTCTTGTTGAAAACTCATCTTTTGCTTTTCTTTCCAAGAACCATTTTGAATCTAGAACGCTACCACTTTCTACGGCTTCGGAAACATTGATTTTAGCACGCATTACTAAATGACTTTTAAGCATCTCCTTTTTAGTCGAAAATTCTGGGTGTAGCTTACAGTAGTTGTAAAGAGTGCTTTTATCGATTCCCGCATAAAAACTTGCTTGTTCGTCATTAAATCCTTTCATAAAAGCGTATTCTAATTTATCGACCACCTCTTTTGTCATTTTAGTCGGTGCACCAGCTTCTTTGTGTTGACTTTTCGGTTTCTTTTTAGTCATAATTTAACCATATTTTTTTTTAGATTTATTTTTAATAGCCTTATTAATATCATTCACTTCTAAATTAATCAACAACTTTTTTTTAGGTTGTCTATCTCTTCTACAAATGTAAGTTTTAATTATTGGCTTCCAGACACTATTTTTCAATTGCTCTTTTAAGCTAGCAATTTCTTTTTCTCTTAAGATAAATTCATCGATAGTAATTTCTGACATATTTGTAAAAATATATTAATTAAAAGAAAATCCCTAGAACCCTAAAGAAAACTATCACTATAAAGGCAGGAGGTTTTATTTTTTAAAAGTTTGAGAGCGGAGACTCGAAAACCTTTTTTTACTTAGTTTGTTTTTGTTTTTTTGTTTTTTGCATTCTATCACATGTTTCCCGAAAGTCAAGTTATTTTTTTCTCTTACTCTTTGTTGACTTCATAAGCATTTATATCAATTTGAATCAACATTATCAACACTTTATTTTTTTTATTATTTCTCTTGACATAATTATTTCCTATTTTCTTAGCTTATATATATTTTATTAACTCCTAATAATCCATCAATTCAATCACTTTCTAAATCATTTTATTCACAAATTATTTTCAATTATTTTTAATCTTTTTTTTGTTATTATTTCTTAATATACTTTTTAACCCTTGAGTTTCTAAGCTTATCCCATTTTGAATAATCTTTAAAATAAATTAAAATAGTGCTTGACATTGATAATTATATGATTCATAATGTGTTTAACAAAGTGATTTATTAAATTACTTAATTTAACTTAACTTAAAAAATAACTCTATGAAATACGCACACACACAAATTTTATTTAATAAAAACGAGAATTTAATTTTAGTTAAAAGTTTTAAAATATCTAAAAATATAACTCTCGACATCAACAACAAATTAATCAAAACAA